GTCAGCGGGGAAGGCAGTTTTACCCAGCACCATCTTGCGCGGTGCTTGCGTGTCGAGACGGGATTGTAGGCGGGAGGGTTGGGGCGGGGCTTGCGGGATATTTGGTCGACCAGAACCAGCAAGCGAACCTGCGACGACCGATGTTGCGCCCGCTGCTGCGGCGATGGTGCCGAGCGAGGCGCCAGCGATCATCGTGCCCGCACCGACGATCGCGCCTGCACCGGTGGCCGCCAGAGCAATCACGCTCGCGACGGTAGCTACGGTCTTCAAAACTTTGCCCATATCAGCGACCGACCCCCCAGACACCTTCCCACTCAGTGCGCGGCACGAGCGTCATTCCATCTTCGAAGAAGAACAGCGCTTCACCGCCGATCACACAGCCAAGGCAGTTGTCCTGCGTCAGCGCGATGTCGCCGCGCCGAGCCAGAGCCGCGGGGATGCGAGGGAACACCTCGTCGAGACGTTCCTCCATCGGCCGTTCGGCAAGCAGCTTCAGCGCCTGGCGCTTTGTTCGATACTTTCCACGCAGATTGGCGAGCGGATCTTCACCGGTTTGCGCGATGACAAACGCTGCCATCCACCGCGCACAGTCCCGGTCCCACCGAAATGGCTTTTCGCGCCACTCAGCGATAGTTGCGGAAAGTCTGGCTTCCCAATTGGCGAGGCGGGTCACCGATGATCCACCTGAAGCTGTTCGCGAGGGCGAATACCACCACCGCCGCGAGAACCACCACCAACGCTGCCCGACACACCCGCCTTGTGCATCCCGTTTGCCGCCGCGAGCGTCTGCTCAGCACTCTTATCGCCCGGGTCGAACTCGCTCTGGTGCAAATAGGTCAGGCCCGAGCCTTCAGAGAGCGCGGCCTGGTAGTTCTCGATCGTTGCGACGATCACTTGTTCGTCAGCGCTCGTCTCGACGGCCAGATTGATGAGATAGCCGCTGTAGTAGCGATGGATCGGCAACGGCATGAACTGCGTCGCATTGTCGTCAATTGGATCAAGAAGACGGAACCAGAGCCGCGCCTCGCGCTTCCGCCACCTCGCTTTCTGACCAACTATATCTAGCAGTCCGCCATCTTCAATCGGTAGGCCGAACAATTTCGTGGTGATGGTTTCCGAGCCAGTCTCGTTATGGCCAACATCGCTGATGTCGATGAGCCTGCCGGGGATTGCCAGATACGTCTGACCATCTAGGTCCGGATCGCCGGTTTCACCCGCCCCGAACGCAATATCTCGCACACCGGAAACGGCGCGCACCGGGTCGCCATCAATATCGATCCAGGCGAACCATTGGGCGTAAACCGTCTCCGCCCCAAGGAGGGCGAGCGTAGCTGCGTCCATCAGTACGCCTCCGAACATTCAAAAGAGAAGCCCGCCTGAATGCGCGCCAGACCGGCGCTGAGCATTGGCGAATTCTCAGGCAGCGATGCCAGCAGCCATGGGTTTTTGGTTTCGATTAGGGTGTTGTCCGCGACAATGCGGCGAAGTGGCGCATGAAACTTGAGAGTGGCTTGGCCACTGGCATTCGTGACGACGGCCTCATCGAGGCGCATCAGCTGGTCGCCGACGGTGACTAGATCAGCGGCAGGTAGCGGGGTCGAGCTGGGGGGCCAGCCATCCGTTGCCAGTTCATACCCGGATCCAGAACCATTCGCGCGAACCGTAAAGCTGCCCGTGTGCTGCGGATCAGTAGTAACCGGCACGCGAAAGCTGTGCACGGGTCCGCGGATGCGACCGAAGAACAACAGCCATCCGCGTGCGTCCTGCTGGCGCATGTTCGCGACCGAGACCACTGCCTCCCACCACGAATAGCCGATATCGACCGCCTGCCGTGCGTGGGTCAGTTCCGAGCGGTTGACCATCGCGGACACCATGGGCCGCAGTCCGACTTCATTATGATAGTTCGGGTCCGGATAAGGAACGATAGCCATCAGCCTGTCGCTCCACCTGGCGTCACAGGTCTAGCCGCGTCCATACGGGCGCGAGCCGATGATGCACTCACCATGCCCGGCGCCATGATCTCCACGACCTTGGCGGCGCCTTGCACGACGCGAGCATCGAACATCTCGCCAGCGACAACTTGGACGACCACGGGCTGAGACCCGCCCATCATCCCCATGCTCTCGCGATTGGTGAACACACGCGACCCACGAGGCATCGAAACAAGCTCAGGCCCGCGTTCGCCGACCATCGCCAGACCGCCTGGGTGGAAGTTCGTGCCAGTGGCATAGCCGGGCACCGACTTGTTGATATTGCCGGCAATCTTGCTGCCGAAGACGCCTATGCTGCCGAGTTGCAGACCAAGACCCAACACGCCCTGAAGAATGTCGAGGAAACCACCGCCCTTGATGACGTCGCTCATCCGAGCAAGCGCGCTCGCGGTCTCGTCGGCCATGTCCTTGAAGGTCTTGGCGATCCGCACGGTCTGCTCGCGGGCACTGTCGCCGAGGCCTCGAAGCTTGGTCTGGACCTTATCCATGCCCTCGATGAGCGAAGGAGCGTTCAGCAGTCCGTCGGACACTTCCATTCGGCGCCCGCCGCCCATAGCGCGGAAGCGCGCTTCCTGCCCAAGCTCAGGCGAAAGCAGCCCGGCCGCGACACCCGCGTCGATAGTCGCCAGGTCTTCCTTCATCGCGCGAAGTTCGGCGATCTTCGGGAAGAGGCGATCGAGCAGCGTGGACACGTTGCCGGCCAGTGCGCGAAAAGCTTCGTCGGTTTTCTGCGTGGCCTTCGTCGCCGGATCGACCATCAGGCTATCAAGCTTGGCCATGTGGTCGCCGACTTCGGAAACCATGTCCGGAATCCAGCTGTTGCCCACCACGCGGTCGTATAGCCAGGCGAAGGTCTCCTCGACGGCCTTCACCTTGTCGTTGACCCAGTTGAGGACCGCGCCAAGTTTATCGACCAGCCACTTCTTCACGCCCTGATAGAGGTTCTGGACGATGGCTGTGATCTTGTCCCAGTTCTTCCAAGCGAGGTAGATACCGCTAATCAGAACGGCTGCACCGAGGATAACGGGGTGCGCAAACAGGAAAGTTAGCGCCTTCATCAACAGGGGAATTGCCGTGGTGAGCTGGCCGACGACCAGCAGCAAGGGGCCGAGCGCTGCGGCGATCGCTGCGACCACCAATGCGCCTTCCTGCACAGGCGCTGGCAGTTGTGTGAACCAGTCGATCAGACCAGCGAGCTTGCCGATCAGGGGGGTAATGGCCGGCAGCAGCTTGGTGCCGACAACCACCTGCAGCTCTTCGAACGCTGCCTTGGCCTCACGCATCTTGTTGGCCGTGCCGTCGCTTGTCCGCGCAACGTCACCTTGGGCGTTCTTTGTGCTCTCGAGGATCAGGGCATAGCGCGCCATGATCTTCTCTTGCTCGCTGAGTTCGCCGGACAGGCCGCCGAGACCCATCTCAAGGCCTTTGGCTTCGACCTGTGCGGCGGAAAGAAACACACCGAAGTCGCGCAGAGGTTCGGCTTCACCGGACAGACCGGAGCGCAGCTTCTGCAGCGCATCCGATTCCGACACGTTGTAAAAGCTGGCGAGGTCTTGCGCGAGGACGGTGAACGTCTGCGACATCTTCGCCGCTTCTTCGCGGGTCGGCGCTGCCTGATTGAAGAAAATCCCGAACGTGTTGGCCGCGCGCTGCAATTCCTGCGTAGACCGGCCCATCGCGTTGCCGGTAGCTTCGGCCCATTCGTTCATCGACGCGGCCAGATCGCCGAATGTCTGGTCGAAAGCGCTTTGAAGTTCTGCCGCGTCGCTTGCGGCATTGAAGGATGAAACGCCAAATGCAGCGAGCGGTGCGGTCAGGCCGATCGATAGGGTCTTGCCCATATCGCCGATCTTACGACCCATCTTTTCGAATTTGCGCTGTGTCTGTGCCATGCGCTTTTCGGCGAGGGTCGCGCCCTTTTCGAACGCAACAGTGTCAAGCCCGAGGCTGACAGAGAGGCGAGCAATCACATCACCGAGCGCCATCGTCGTCTCCCTGCTTCGCTATCATCCGTTCGAACATGCGACGCACATCAAGCGCGCCGCTCTCGGCGGTTTTGGGCTTTGTCGGTTCGAGATACTTGCCGAGCGGCTTCATCTTCTTCGTCCGGGCGAAGGCTTCCGCATTCCACCCGATCATCGTCGCCAGATCGCCGCCGGCTTTCATGCGTGCGCCCACGATAAGGGCGAAAGTGCGAGGCGTTGCGCGCCAGAAAGCGTCCGGATCTAGCCCCGCTTCGCACCACTGCGCCCAGAGGTCTTCCCACGTGGGGTCTTTGCCTTGGGCGCCTTGCCGTTTCCCGCCTGTGCCTGCGGAAAGGCTAGGTCAGCTGCCTTGCCCAACGCATCGGTCAGGGCATCGGCATCGGACTGCATGATCTGCAGGACGTCTGAGCGAGTAATATCTGGATGATGTCGCGCGAACGCAGCCTGCGCGATCGCAGCCGTTGCCGACATGAATCCTTCACCTGCCTGCGCCATCACTTTGGGCAGCGGCTTGCCTGTCGCGTCCTCGATTGAAAGCATGGCTTCCATGTCGAGCACCAGCGTGAACTCCCGCCCGTCTTTGAGAGCGAGCGGGGTCTCACCTTTCACCGGATTACGGCGCGACATAGGCAGAACCCGTCACCGCGCCACTGATCGCCATCGTGACTGTGGCTTCCATCTTGCCGTCGGCGACGACTTCGCCCTTGTCGTAGCCAGTGACGACGACCGTGGTGTCGTACTGATAGGTTGGCGTGCCGAGTTCCGGAATGACGAAGCGCGCTGCGCGTTCATCGCCGGAAGCCAGCGCTTCTTCGATCGCGAGGTCGGTATCCGAACCCGGACGGAAATTAAGGGTCGCTTCGACTTCGCCGCCGTCGATCATGCCGGACGTGTATTCGCGCCGGCGGTTCGGGCTCTTGAGGTGCGTCGTCTCAACGCGCTCCGAGGTATCGCTGGGAAGCGAGAAGCTGACTACCTGGACGAGCTCGGCAAGATTGCCGGCAGTATCGTCCGTCGAAAGATGCACCTCACCGTTATAGCCGGTCGAGGCTACCTGCGTTTCTGCCATCGATTTACTCCTGAATGGACCTAAGCAAGTGAGTGTTCGGCCAGCAGGTCCATACTGAGCCGGTGAACGTATCCGACGCCGTCGACGTCTTCCCCTAGATCGCGCGGGCCTTCAGCCTTGGTGCGACCGAATTTGACGCCTGAAACAGTGGCCGGGTCGGCGACTGCGGCGATGATGGTTTCCGAAGCCGTGCGGGCCTCGCTGTATTTATCCGCGAACACGTCCACCTGCACGCGGGTGCGGCGGGCGGCGTCGTAGCCTTCCAGATGCTCCGGGCGTTCGTCTGAGACAGTTTGCATGCGGACGTAAGGTCGGGCCGCACCCTGCGGCACGAGTGTCCAGTAGACGCGGGTATGCCCGACTGCGCTGACTATGCGTCCGCGCATGGCGGTCTGCAGATCAGCCATTCCAAACCGAGCCGTCTTTGAACTCTATACGGGAGATGCGCTTGATCTCTCCGGTTTCGGGATCGGCCACTCGAAACTCGGCTTCGCCCATCACATCGAGGCTTGCCGAGAGCAACTCAGCTTCGACGCGAATGAAATCGTCCGGTTCGACATTGATCGAAAGGCGCGCGACGCCCTTAATTTCTTGCCCCGTATCGGCATCGGTGAGCGTCGTCCCAAGCCCCGTAGGACCGGGCGCCCTTACTCTGACGCCGGTCATCACGAATTTCCTTTGATGCGAAAGCCGTGCTTCGCGACAACGCTAGTCAGGCCCTCCGAAAGCCAGTGAGCGCAACGCCAGCTGACAATCGATGTGAGGGCGCAGGCATACGCCCCCGCCTCCAAAAGCGGAGAAACCCAAGCCTTCTTGTGCAGGGTCAGGGTCAATTCAACTTTTGCCATCCTACTTCCCCTTCTCCGCCTTCTTGCGAGCCCTCGCTGCCGATTTCATCACTTCGTCGCGAAGAATGTCCGCGACCTCGTCGACCACGTTTTGACCCTCTGCGTCCGCTGTGGGGCGCATGAACGGCTGCGCAGGCTGGTTGACCGTCCCGAACTCTTGAAACGCACCGTAACCGCCTTCCTGCCGCCCTGTGGGACCAGTCAGGATAGTCACGCCGGTCTGACGTTCGAAGCGCGCCGATCCCTTGACCCGCTGCGCCTTCGCATTCTTCGTTGTGATGCTGTCCCGCAGCGCGCCGTCATCGACTGGAACCAGCGATTTAGCGCGATCCTCGATCCGCTTCATCGCCTTGATCATCCCGCGGCGGACTGCGTTCTTCCCCGTGTTGGTGCGCCCCGTCAGTTGTTCGAGTTCGACCAGAGCATCTTCCAGCCCGGCGAACCCTTCAGTCTTGACCGTCAGGCGCATCCGGCTTGTCTTCTTCGACCAGGCCGGCCGTGATCAGGTTCCTCGCATCCCTAACGGGAGCTACGTATTTGCGCCCAATGTGCTTGACGTAGACAGGCGCGAAGCTGTTGCTATGCTTGCGAATTGTTCGGACTTTCATTGGGGGAACTCCTGTGCGCGCTTTCGCTATTCTCGCTGCATTCGTTCTATCGGCCTGCGCATCCACACAGACCGTGCTGGATAAGCCAGCCACTGAGGTCTTCTTCACCGAAGACAGCCCGAACGAAGTGGCGTTCTGCCTGGCGAACAAAAACAATACCTCTGCGCTTGATCGCGATGACGGCTCCAAGGTCGTCCTCATCAAGAACGGCTACGGCGGTGTGTCGCTCGCGTTCACCATCTACCCGGAGGGCGATGGTAGCCGCGTCGAGTATCGCAAGCAGTTCGGTACTGTTGGCGGTATCTGGAAGCAGTGTGTCGGCGCCAACTAGGCCGCACGCACCGCTGTTATATCCCGCTCTCCCCGGCGCTTCCCCGGCACCGACGAGGTAATATCCCAATTCTGCTCATCGAGAACGATGCGGTCCTTCACGCTCACAGAAGCCGTCATCGCGTTGTCGTAGACGGTGAATGTCGCTGACTGGCTGCCCTGCTCCATGCCGGCTTGCCGCCGCTCGTCGCCTCTACCCCAATTGATGGCCGCCCACTCACGGCCCAGCGGTTCCCAAGTCGGAATCTCTTCGCCGTAATCGTCCTGCGCGACAGTCGCCCGCTCAAACGCGATGCGCGTGTCTTTGCGGCCAATACTCACGTCAGATAACCACCGGCCGGAAGGGCGAGCACATCGCAGTCACGCCCAGCGGAACCTCGCCCGACGTTCCTGTGGTCACCACTGCTTCCCGGTTCATATAGAGGTGGCCCAGCATCAGCTTGACAGCGGAGAGCAGCGACCGCGGTGCTTCACCCTCCGCATAGCCGGCGTTGAACGTCACCACGACATCGCCGCCAACACTCAGCGGCCAGAAGCCGCCGATCGCTGGCCGAAGCACGCCGCGCTCGGAAACCCGAAAGTCTGCGACCTCGCCGGTCACCGCGGACCCGCTGCTGTCCAGCCAGGCAACGGAAGTTATTGCGCCGATCGGCCGCACCGCCAGATCGAGGTCTCCATGCGGAAACCCCTCAGCGCGCCACGTCATTCCCTCGACCGGGCCGAGCTTCAGCTCGCACAGCCTCTCGACATATTCGATCGAAGCATCGCGCAGCGCCTCGATCAGCGCGTCTTCCTCGTCATGGGTAACGCGCAGGTGTTTTTTGCATGCGTCGAGCGGCAGTATGCCCTCCCCATAGCCGTCCTCCATGGGAACGTGACCGAGCTCGAAACGCATTGCGGATCCTGTCTGGCGCGAGCGGCTTAGCTGGCCGACTTGTTCGCAGGCTTCGGCGCAGCCTTGTTCTTCGGCTTCGGTGCCGCCTTAGTTTTCGGTTTCGATGAAGAATTAGCCGGCGCCGCTTTGACGGCATTGCGCGATTTCAACCGGTCGAAATCGGCCTTCTCGAATTCTGCTTCTGAGCCGATAGGGTGTCCGTTCAACGGCTTCAAAAGGATTGCTTTGATTTTCGCCATTTTGGCCTCCTTCGCTTTCAGGAAGGTCGCGGACGGCCTTCGTGAAAACGGGGGCGACGCATCGCCGCCCCCGGAAAGAAAAGTTCGGATCAGGTGATGCGGCCGAGGTCGCCGAACACCAATGCCTCCGGACGGTAGATTGCCAGCGCAAGGCGCTCCTCGGCGCGGATCGTGACCTTGTTCTTCACGAAGTTGTCCTGGTCTTCGGTCGAGACTTCGACCGTGGCGTTCTGCCGATCGAAGATCTGCGCTGCCAAGTCGAACGCACCGACGAGGAACTTGTCTTCGGTCATTGCCTGCGTCGGGACCACCGGAAGGCTCCAGAGCGTGGGGCTCAGCGTTCCGCGGGGATTACCGACCAGATAATTGCCGTTGTCATCCTTCAGGGTCTCGATCACCGCCCAATCGATTGGATTGAGGACGATACCGTTCGCCGGATATTCGGCCAGCGCCACCTGCAGCATTGCAAAGCGGATGGTGTCGATCAACTGGTCGGCCACCAGACCGCTGGGAACGGCATACGCCGTCGCGGCAGTGTTCAAGCCTTCGAGATCGGTTCCACCGGGACCGTTCAGCAGCTTCACTTCTTCCTTGTAAGCAAGGCCGTAGCGCAGCCGATTGTCGATCATGGAAGAGAGGCCCGGAGCGTCAGCCATGATCTGGTTATTCGCCCGCATCCAGTGTGCGATGGTCACGACCTTCGCCGTGGCTTCTTCATACTGGATTTCTGATTGAGGCTTCAGGGTCCCTTCCGGGACTGTTTCGGCGTTGTTGGTGAACCCGACTTCCTTGTCGTATTCGATCGAATTCGAGCTGGTCGTGCCAGGCGCGATCAGCGCTCGGATAGTCATCCTGCGTTGCGGCAGGGGAACCGGCGATGCGCGATCAGGCTGCACCAGCGTGCCCACCGAGCCGGCGGCATCAGTCGTCAGGGAGCTGATGTCCTTCACATCGACCTGCACACGGCCACGGGGTCGGGTCTGCTCGGCAAAAGCCTTGAATTCTTCGTCATGGACGAAGCGTTCGCCCGCGGTGAGAAGATCTTCGCCGCGCCCGTCGTCTCGGGCAAGCTTCTGCTCGAGATCTTCAAGACGTGTTTTTGTGCCGTTGAATTCGGTCAACGCATTGTCGATCGCTTCCTTGTCTTCGGCCGACAGCTTTACGCCTTTTTCTGCTTCGGCCAGGGCCTTCTCCGCCTTGGCCTTGATGTCGTCGAGCTTCGTCTCGAACTCAGCCTTGGTTTCGGCAGCCAGCTCGGCGGCCGACTTTCTCTTCGCAGGGTCAGCGGGGTGGTCAGGACCACGCATGAACCGTCCCGCAGCGCGTTCCGCAGCGGTCATCATCATGCGGCTGCCACCAGCAGCGCCAATTACGCCAGCGGCGCCATAGCCGGCGGCAAGCAGATTGCCGGGCGAAGCCATGGCTGGATCGGCGCCGAACAAGGTCAGCCCCAGAGCGATGGCGAGCGCGAATGCGCCCGCGAACAGCGAGTACATCTTCATATCGAATTTCCTAGAATGGCGAGCGGGTAGTCGCCCGCGGGTTATATAAGCGACCTGTCAGTCTCGAAGAGCAGTCCAGAATTCGGCTTCTTCGTCCTCGGTCGGTTCGATGGTTCCGCCGGACTCGCTCCGGAGCAGATGGCTGAGGCCGTTGCCCGCGATTGCGGTGGCCTCGGTTTTCGAAAAGCCTGCCTCACGCAAGAACCCTTCGAATTCGGGAAGCGAAGGTAATCCCTTCGCACGGATCGATTTCACGTCGGCGACAAGCGCCTGATCGTTTGCGCCAAGCGACACGACGGACACCTCGACCAGCTCAAGTTCCTTGAGAAGCGTGACACCACGATCCTCGTCATCTTCGGAATTGCGGACGCGGTAACCGATAGAGAGGCCATCGATATCCTTTGCTTTCAGCAGTTCGTAGGCTTCCCGGCCAGCTTGGACGTTCATATTCAGACGGCCCCTGACCTTCAGGCCGAGCTCGTCTTCCGACATCTCGAGCCAGCTTCCGATCGGGCGCCACGCATCGTGCTGCCAGAACATTTTCGGCATGGTTCCAGCCTCGGAATGTTCCGAAAGCGTAGTTGTGAAGGCGCCTTTTACCACAATGTCGCCGTAGCTGTCCTTGTTGCCAAAGATCGAACCATAGCCCTCAAAAACACCGTCATCGCCGAGCTTCTTCAGCTTCAGCACGGCTGAGCCTTGCTTGGTCTTCATTGCGCTTCTCCGGCTATCGCATCGGCCAAGGGGACATCCTGCATCTGGACCATGGCCACATCGCCGCCCGGTATCGGCGGCAGGTTCTCATAACGGCGCGCCTCGTTTCTGGTCATCACGCCCAGGCGAACCATGATCTGGTAGAACGCTGCTCGACCGGCACTGTCACCGCGCAGCAAGCCCTCCAGGTTGAATTCAATTGTCACACCACTTTGACGTTCTTCGCGGGTGAGCAGCTGCTTCATGAGCGCGCGCTCGATCCTGCGAAGACGTTTGCGCAGTGTGAACTTGATGAAGCCGAGGACATCGACTTCCTTGCCGGTTCCCCAGTTTGAAGACTTGTCACCGTATCCGACCATCGCCGGCGGCACTCCAAAGATCCGGCAGATTTCTTCGCCGTCGAACTTCCGGCTTTCCAGCAATTGAGCGTCTTCCGGGGTGATCGACAAACTTTCCCATTTCAGGCCGTTATCAAGCACCATCGGTCGACCAGCATTCATTGCACCGACAAACCGATCCTGAAGCAATGTCTCCAGTTCCGCACGCTGCTCCCGGTCCAGCTTTCCATCCATGGACAGTGCGCCGCTTGGTCTTGCGCCATTCTGGAACATCTTCGATGCGGTCGCGTCCGTCGACATTGCGCCAGAAAAAGCTCTCGCACACACGGACAGGGTCGAGGCCCCGCACTTTCCGTTGCTGCCGAACCCACGAATATGCAGCATGTCCGGCTGAGATCGAACCTTTCGGTTACCATCCTCAACCCACTCGTACTCAAGCACGCCGCGCTTGCCGCGGCGCACCTGCATCCCAACCGCTGTGACAGGTGTCAGAGATACGATACGCCCGCCATTGCGAGATATCTCAGCGTATCCGTTCCCCCTCAACTCGATACAGGCGGAAAGGAACTCCCAGAACTCATAGTCCGTCTGATCGAAGTTCGGATCAAGACGCAGAATCCAGTAGAGCGGATGATCTTTCGCCTCGGACCGCACGCCATCGGCGGTGGTCCGATAGATGGTCGGCGATAGACTGGCGATCGTGCCAGCAATCAGATTAACGCATGAATATGTCGCCGAAAGCCCTAACGGGTTAGCGCAACCCGCATCATTGTATTCTGCCAGCGTCACGCGGTTAGTGACGAAGTTGTCGCGGTCTTGAAAGCCGGGACGGCCCGTTTCCGGTGTCCAGCCCGCCGCCTTGCTGGGTATCGGTGCGCTGTGCTGGGCATGGCGATGCGCCTCTGCCGCTGCCGCTGCCACTGACAAGCGATACCCAGTCATGCCGCGCGCATCCCTGCGATCCAGTCATCGTTCGACATCTCGCCGTCACCCGCAACTGGCCCCGCCTCGAGCAGCTGCACGGCATTGAGCATGGCGATAAGCGGATCAATCTTGCCCGCTCCCGCCATCTGTTTGCTGATGTACAAGTTGCTTCCTCTCAGCTCGGCGCGGGCGTTCGAGACGCACCACTCCATCAGGCGTGAACCGTCATGCAGCAGCATGCCGTCGCCCAGCTTGAATTCGACTGTCTTGATTGTGCCGGTCAGGCCAACGCCCTGCCGCACAGAAACCACGTGGCCCTTCCCGGTGTTCTCGTCATACGGAAACAGTCCCGCATCGACGAGCGCATCGAGTAGAGGGCCCATTCCCCAGGCATCGCTGCCAATCGAACCCGAAGCCGGGGTCAGTCCCGACTTGTGGATCCGCGCAGTCAGCTTCGCGACATCGTCAACGAGCTCTTGCCCGGTATCGACGAACGTCAGATCGCCGTCAGCTTCGAAGCCGCTCAGTTGCGAGGCAATGTCCTTGCGTCGGTCGAGCACCATTCGCAGTGCCCAGGCATGCGACCAGGTCAGCCACCGCTTCGTTTCCCGCTCGCGCCCGGCAACGCCAAGCCCGAACAGGTCGTCGCGGCCGCCTCCATCGAGGCCGATCACAACGACCTCGCAGCGATCGAGCAGCTCTTCTAGTGTCAGCTCATTGTCGCCCGCATCGGACCAGAAGTCCGCAGCGGCCCACCGGTCGCGCCTCAGACGCAAGCCGATTTCAACATTCAAATGCTTGGCGAGGAAAATCTGGCGACCCTCGCCCTCCCCCGACTGTTCCTTCTTCAGCTCGCTCGCGAGCCATTCCTTCGTGACTGACCGCCCGATCTGGGGGTTGGTGACGTAAAAGTTGTCCGGATCGAGGTAGGCCTCGTCCTCCAGCATGGCTTCCGGCCACTCATACAGAACCGCCATCGAGGTCGGATCATCAATCTTGCCATCGCGAACGTCGCGGAAATACGCGAGCTTGTCCTTAAACACGCCGGTCGGCGGTTCGTCGGAATGGGTCGTGATGTAGAGCACGAAGCCTTCCGGCCTCGCAGCTAGTCCGCCCGTGGCCTCTCGTAACATCGCCGCGCTCTTCGGCTTCTTGCCGAAAAGCCAAAGTTCCTCGACCAGAACAAAGCCGGCTTTCTTGCCCGACGCCGTGTCGCTGTCCGCCGCGACAACCTTCAATTCGGCCTTCGTGACCCGATGCCTGATCAGACGCTGGTGCTCGACCACGTGCAGCAGCTTGCCCAGCTGCTCGTCCGCATCGACCATGCCCTTGGCAGGGTCGAAACTGTTCTTCGCGACTTCCAGCGTCGGCGCGAGGATCAGCAGCTCGGCATGGTCACGCCAGTTGATAATCAATGCGGTGAGCATGATGCCCGCCGCGATCGTCGACTTGCCGTTCTTCTTGCTGATCAGGAGCATGAACTCCCGGATCAGACGCTGGGCCGACTTTGGGTCGTATGCCCCGAAGATCGCTGCAACCAGGTCGAGTATGCGCTGATCGCAAACTTCGCCCAGCGTCGGGAATGTGCCGTTCGCCTTTCGTGGCAGGTCGGTGACCTGCAGGCTGCAGAATACCCCCAAGGCGTCGGCCGCCTGAGCAGGAAAGAGCGGTGCGATCGGAACGAGGCTTTGCCCCGCGACGATCCGTTCCTCCCAGTCCGGGCAGGCCGTTGACCACTTCATGTGCGAACCCGAAGGGTCAGTTCACAGCGTGGGGCCCAGGGCGAGGCGAGTATAGCCCGCCGACACCTTCCGCCTGAAGCTGCTGTTGCTGTTTCTTCCCGAGCGGCGCCGCCTTCGGCTCAGCCTTGTCGGGCTTGCCGCGCGCCTTGACCTTTTCGCCCAGCACGCGCGTCTGCTCGCGCTCGACCATGGCTTCGAGTTGCTTGATGGCGGTGACACTGCCCTTCTCGGCTTCGCTCACCAGCTGCATCATCATGCCCGATCGCATCACCAGATCGGCCCGGCCCTTCTCGCGACACTCGCGGGAAAAAACCTTGCGCAAAGTCTTCGCATCGCAGCCAATGACCGCAGCCACTTCCGCATGCGTGTATCCGCATGCGAATAAGACCATGATACGGTTGGACTTTTCGTGCGACCACTCGAACTCCGGTCGACCCTGACCGCGCGGAGGTTTGGGAACCCACCCGAACAAGCCGGGCGCGTCCTCCGAAATTCCGTCAGCCAAGGAAAAAATCTCCGAATGAGAGGGGCGGTGGTTTCCCAGCCCGCCACCTTCTGAACTTTCAACCTCCCCCCGCCCGTTTGGCCCGCGCCTCGGCTGTCTTGCGACCGTGGCACCCGGCGCAATACCAGTCCGCTTCCTCGTAGGGAGGGAAGTCGGCACCGCCGTCCTTGCGCTCCTTGCGATGGTCGAGCGTCAGCCTATTGGTCGAGCCGCACTTGCAGCACCACACGCCGCCCTGCTTGGCGATAGTCCAAGCCCGGTGCGCCGTTCGATACGCTCGCCACGCAGCCGAGGTGTAGAAGCTTTCCGCCACCTTCGGCATGGCGCGCACCTTGGCACGCATTGGCGACAGTCTCGTGCCGAGACCCTTGAGCCTGCCCAAGTCCGTCTCCGCGCATCAATGTGAAAGGGTTGGCCGGACACCGCGTCGGTGCGTCAGGGGTCGCACAGGAGAGAGGATCATGAGGGGTTGCCGCCCGTCTCTGCCCGAACGCCAGCGCCCAGCCTGACGTGCAACGTGCCGAATCGCTGCTGGGCAATGAAGCGCAATATTTGCTGGGCATTTTGTTTTGCCCATTGACAGTTGAACGAGCCTAGCCGTTCTGCTGCGTCGCGCTGGGCAATATCGCAAACTTGCCTGATTTATCCCCGCCGACTTAGCTGCGGATACCTTGCGAGATGCGATCCCAACACAGACAATAGGGCCATGACGACGAAAGGCCGGACCCGTTGCAGGGGTCCGACCTTTGTCCGCCGGTGGACGAGCCGTCCGGGGCGGGGTGCGCTGCGTCGAGCAACACCGGCATCTGATGCATGGTGGGCACCACGGTCAAGGCTTCTTTTCGAAGGAGTGTTCAATGAACAGTCTCATCATTGCCTACGACCGCAACCGCGGTGACGATTACAAGCCACTTATCAAAGAACTTGAGCGATTGGGTGCTGAGCGCCTGCAGTTCTCACTTTGGGAATTGAAGGGCACGACGAACGCCGTGCAGATATGCCAGCACTTGAGGAGATATCTTGATACTGGCGATCGCTTAGATGTGTTTGCCAAAACGTTTCATTCCGCCTGGCCTCCGGGCCGCGGTCGCTGGAATAGAAGAAATGCATTCGGCGGCCTTTTTGGGCTCGCTGGACGTATCTAACCGAGCGGGGCGCGTCATGCGGCGCGCCCTGCTAACACCCGCGCCCGCCGCGCCGGCCACCCGTTAAGCGCACACACCACCTCGCCCAGCGCCTGCTTGTAGCGGGCCTTCAGCGCATTCGGCGTCCGCTCCCACCGCACCCAGCGCGCAATCCCGCCCCATGGCACCCTGCCGCCCGGTCCGCAGTCGCCGCGCGCCAGAGCCTCGCTCGCGAGCCACACGGCCTTGCGCACCTGTTCGTCCGCCACCAGCGCAAGCCAGCCAGTCACCCGGTCCCGCTCGTCCACCTCAGCCGCATCCAGCGGTGCACGCGGCGCCCGGCTGTCCACCTTGCGCACCTGCATCACCTTGCCCGTCTCGGTCGTCACCAGCGTTTCCGAATAGTCGCCCTTGATGTCGCCCACCTCTGCCTGGGCGAGATGCCACGGCCCATCGCCAGCGAACGGCCACTTCCCGCCACCGGGAGAGCGCAGCCACAGGGCATGCACCTGCACGAACGCCTCCTGCAGATCCGCGATCGTCGCCGGAACGGCCTTCGCCCTGCCCTCAACCTGCCCGAAACCGCTCATTGCTCCATTCCTCCACCAATTGGAGCAAACCGCTCCATTCCGAAAACCGCCAGAAACCCGCACTCTTTCAATTGCTTACCCTTACATCTTCTCTTTCAAATGGAAGAAATGGAGGAATGGATAGTAAAATAAGGGTCACTACCAATCGCGCCGCGCATACTCACTGAGACGACCGCGCCGCAGCCTCCATTCCTCCACACGCGCAGAAATCCGCCGAAAACCGGCTCCATGTGCGCTTTCGAATTCTCCAAATGCCGCCTGACGGAGGCAAACCGCTCCACTCCATGGCCATCAGTCTCCCGGCATCGCGCCCGCAGTGCCGCTTTGCCCGTCGTCGATCTCGTCCGCAGCGGTCCAGTAACCCTGCTTCATGTCTTCCAGATCGACAGTTGGCTTCAGCCCGATCCACCAGGCACCGTTGCTGTGCTTCTCCTTGAAGCGCTTGGACGCGATCTCTTTCGAGAAGGCCCGCTCTGCCATGACGTAGGAGCCCGTCTGGTGGCACCATGCCTCATACAGCGCATAGAGGTCGCCCTTGCGCACCCGCATGGGTCGTGCCCGCGTATCCTCTCCCAATTCGCACGTCTGCCGCAGGAACCGCCCAATCGTGTCCGAATCGTCGCGATACTCATTGGTGGCTAGGCGCACATCCTCAGGCTCGATCAGCCCGTGCTTCTTCCAGTCCAGCAGGCCGCGCATCAGCCATGCGAAGATACCATTGCGTTCGGCCAGCAGCTTGTCCTTCAGCGCCTT